TCAGGTCGTATCCGAGCGGGTCCGACCCATTCGATCCCGCGCCTCTCTGGCCAACTCCTCGTACTTCTTGCGCAGCTCTTCCAGCGCCTGCTCGTCCAGTTCCTCAAGATCCAGCAGGGCATTGTTCGCGCCGCGCGTCGCATTGATCAGCTCGTCGATCTTGATCTGCATCGCCGCCGTATCGGCGTTCTGGGTGTGCTGGATCAGGAACACCATCAGAAAGGTGATGATCGTGGTGCTGGTATTGATGACCAGCTGCCAGGTGTCGTTGAACCCGAACACCGGACCGCTGCAGCCCCAGAGCACCACCGCCAGCGCCGCCGTCCCGAAGGCCCAGGGCGTGCCCGCGGCGTAGGCCGCCTTCTTGGCCATGGCGTTGAACCTGGTCTTCATGCTCATCGCGTTCTCCTAACGTCCGTCTCGGAATTCGGCGCAGCCAACGGCTTCGGGTTGCGGGGATGAGTTCCTCACCAACGGCAGACGGAACCCAGTTCCTTCGCACACCGGACAAAGTGCCCTGGCCGCTCGCGGTGAGCCGAACCCGTCTCGACGCTCGCATTTCCGTCCTTTTCCGGCGGTTGCTCGGCGCCGCTCGCGCGATACGGCGGCAGCACAAGCGCATCGCGCTCATCGGGGCGCTCCAGAGGCCAGGAACACAAGCCAACCTAGCCCTCCGATCGTCAACATCGGATCATGAGACAGCGCAGCCACGCCGCACGAAGCTCGAACAGGCCCGCACCGCATGAGATCGCCTTCGCAACGCGCGCTCAAACGACAAAGCCCCGATCTCTCGGGGCTTTTCACCTGTGCATGCCACTTGGTGCCCGGAGCCGGAATCTATAAGGCCGCCGCTGCGAGGTTTCCGGGAAATCTGGGGAGATTCTGGGATGCCCAGCCGCTACCCGGTCACTTCTCCCCGGGCCGACTCCACCCGCCGGCGCCATTGTGCACAGGGCGGTTCCGTATCTTCTCCGCCACCTCCGCACGCAGCCTGGCCTCGTGCCGGGCTGCCCACAGCTCGCACCCGCGCTTGCCGGCCTCGTAGCTCGAGCAGCGCCTCGTGACCAACGGCTCGCTGACTCCGCCCTTCTGGCACTCCAGGCGAGCGAACCACCCGCCGTCCACGCGATCCAAGAGCATTGCGACCTGCTCACCACCGGCCTCACCTGCCAGCTCGGCAGCCTGTCGTTCCAATTCGACCGCTCGGCGAACTGCCCATTGCGCCTTTCCAGGGTTCGTCTTCATGCCGGCATGATGCCGGCTGGCGGTCTCCCGGATTGCGACGGCCAGTCACGGGTCCGGCTTGTACTGGATGTTGTGGGTCGCGATCGTGCGGGTAGCCATTGTGCCGGCAAAGAACATCCGGTTGCCCAGGTCGGGCTTGCATACGCGCCTGGGGCCGATGAAGTGGGTCTGGCAAGCCTCCCAGCCGGCCTCGCGGGCATAGACCTCCTTGCCCGCTAGGTCGTCGGTCCTGCAGACGGTCCCATCCCGCATGTCCATCGGCGTCGAGCGCGACTGGATCACTGTGCCATTGGGCGTCAGGACAATGAAGCAATCCTCCGCACCCTCACCCATCGCCAATAGCGGGTGCTCGGCGATCTCGCCCGTCGCCACGTCGAAGCATTCGACTAGGTCGCCGACCTGGAGATCGCGCACGTAACGGCCATCCGGCAGTACCGAGGTCTCCCAATCGACGCACTGCCCAGGGTTGGTTGGATTCGTAGGCGTTGTCCCTCCGCCGCTGCCAGCCCTGGAGCGTCCGGAGTTGCTTTCCGCGGCATTGCTGGACTGGTTGTAGTTGTTAACGCTCACCTTCAATGAAAGGGCCTGCGAGTTCCCTTGCGTCGTGCGAGCACGGAACGCGACAGTGCTCCAACTATCCTGCGTGGTGTAGCGAAGCAAGAGTGGGATCATCGCCTTATTGCTTACATCCATGTTGACCGTCGTGATCTGTGTCCAACCTCCGCCGTCGTATTGAACCTCAAGCACCAGGGTCTCTGTGTTACGGCTGCCAGCGCAAAGCACGTCCAGGAAGACATCCATCCGCTGTGCAGCAAACCTCTTCCCGCTATATCCGGAGCCGTATCCAGGCCCGATGAAGCCATCGCAGGACTGGGTGAAGTTCTGCCACCCGCTACCGTCGATGCTGGAGAACGAGACATCTTGGATGCTGAACGGCGCAAGACGCCCGCCCCCGGTGTGGATGCGAGTCGACCCAATCTCCATCGCAGACGATTGGAGCAAGGAGGACTTCATCACACCCGTGATCGTCAGGTTCCCCCCGCTGTAGCTCAACAGGTGCGACGCATCGACTGGGTCCACCACGTTAAAGTAACCAGCCAGCACATCGAAAGACGTGCGCGAACCGTTGTTGACTGACTGCCAGCCAGAAACAAGCGTTCCCACTGTCAGGCTAAGAGTGTACGTAGCGTTGAACTGGCCGGTCAGGGTGTTGAGGCTGACGCTGAGCGCTTGGGTGGCAGAGGCGTATTTCGAATCGACGCCTTGGCTGCTCGGCGACCAACTAGAGGGCGTAGTCTTGGACGCGGTGACAACCTCAACCATCGCCTGCGTCAGGAACACATATGGATCGCTGCCACCGTTCGCGACACCAAAAATCTGCAGCGTCGCCGCTACTGCGCTAGCCGGCGGTTTGCGCGGCGCGGTGTAGAGCCGTTTGTACCCAGATAGCGAACGACCGCCGGCGGCTTCGGCGTTGTTGGTCACTGACGAGTAAATCTCATCGACGCCGTTGCCATTGGCGTCAAGGAACACCAACGACATATTGATCATGCAACGGTGCGCGCCGGTATAAACGCTGGCCTGGTAATACTGGGTGTTATCGATTGGAAACCTAGCCGACCGAACAACGCTTTGGCTTGAGGGTGTTCCGCCCACAGTCCAGCCAAAGTTAGAGCCACCGCCAGGTACCCAATCCGGTGCCGCAAGGTTGCGCGTGAGCGTTGCGTTCCAGTTGTTAACGATGAAGATCCAGCCCGTCAGATCGCCCTCCGCGGTAGGGTTTGGCAAGATATTTCCACCGCCAGCGGATGTCGCTTTCACCTGGGTGATAGCGGCGGCGTTCGCGGCCAGGCCGGTGTTCGGGTCGCCGACCTGGGACTGCAAAAGACTCGTGGCCTGCGCAGTTGTTGACGATCCATACGTGCCGATGGAGATCCACTGAACGTCAGCAATGTCACCGCTTGCTGAAGCAAAATCGAAGCGCAGCTGAGTTATGTTGTTGCCCAGCCAATCGGCGACGCCTGACATGTCCCAAGTCACGACCTCGTACGCACCACCAGACGCCGGGGTGTGATCGCCGACTGCCTGATGATTGCCGTCCAGCCCGTGCGAAGGCGTGCCCCAGAACAACCGGAGATCCCACGGAGCGGATCCGTTTCGACGGCGAACAAGCGCGCGGACGATGTAAGCCGTCGATCCCCTGAAATTGAGATCCATGCGATACAGCTGAGGATCGTTGTTGGTCGACTCCAGAGCAGCGGCGCCGTGGTCACCGCCGTTGATTGGGAAGAACGCGGTGGAGATGTTGGCAGTCTGCCAACCTGACAGCGTGCCCTGAAAATCCCAGCCGAGCACGGCAACATAAGGCGCCCGCATCGCTGCGGTGACCCCATCCACGCGCAAACCGAGTGCCTCATCGCGCGTCGCGCTGGCGTGGTCGTAGGCGGTCACCGTCGCTTCCGATGCGGCTCGGCCACCGTCAGCGGGCAGCTTGGCGAGAACACCATCGACGCGCTCGCCCAGGGCTGTGTCCCGCCCCGCACTGGCGGTCTCCGCCGCCACGACGCGCGCTTCGTTCGCGAGCTTGTCCGTCCCGGTGGGCATGCGCGCTTCAACGGCGGCTGTCCTGTTGGCAACACTCAGCACAGCAGTAGTGCGTGCGCTGACCTCCTCCTGTACTGACGCCTGGGTGGCGAGCTGCCCGGCGCCAGCAGGCATGCGGGCCTGGACTGCATCGAGTTGCTGGGCCTCGCTGGCGATGGCCGAGGCGTTGGCGGTACCCATGGAAATGCTGGCCGCCACGGCCTCGCCCAGCGAGTCGTAGTTGCCGACCGACTGCCAATCGTTGCCGCTGCCGCTCGCGCCGGGCTCGACGCTGTTGTTCGCCCGCAGCGCCCGGTACAGTGTGCCATTGTGCTTGACCAGATCGCCCGCCGGGTAATCCTTGCCGCTCACCCACTCATCAGCACCGATGATGTCGGCGACCTGGGCACCGATCACGTCCGCGTGGGCAATGGCCGCGTCGCGCGCGGCGTTGGCCTTGTCCGTCGCGTCCTGCGCGGCCTGTGCGATCGCCGCGGCGTCGGCGTTGAAGCGGTCGATGATCTCCTGCGTCACCTTCTGGCTCGCGTCGGCGGCTTCGTCGCCGATAGCGCCCAGCTGCTCGCCCAGGTTCGCGCCGAGCGTCTGAGTGACGATCCTGGCATCGGGGGACAGCGTGCCGCTTGTGTTGCGCGAGCGGCAGGCAAACGTCCAAGTTCCAGAGGCCGGCAGGACCGCCTCAAACGCCGCGGCGTGGTAGCCGGTGTCTCCGAGCGGCGTCATGGTCTCCCAGGCCGGCGCGGTGACGCTCCCGGCGGTGTAGCGGATCTCCACGCCGGCGAAGTCGGCCGACTGGATCGTGTCGTCGCTATAGCCCCAAGAGTACCGGCGAACGCCTCCCGACAACTCTTCGACCGTGAATGTGTCCACCAGCACCGGCGGCGCATCGGCGCCTTGGGTTGTGTAGATCAGGCTGACGGCAGTCCCAGCCTCACCATCGAGGTTGTATGGGCGCACAGTGATCGGATAAGTGCCGGCGCCCGGGATGCGCCAGCGCGCCGTGCGGCCGGTGGTCTCTGCGACCAGCTCCAACTCGGCATTGCCATCGGTATCACAGTACGCGCGCGTAACGCCAACCGGGCCGCTTACATCGAAGGTAGCGACCAATTCTGTGAAGACGGTGTCGCCCTGCACGACCAGCGATTCGGTCACCACCAGGTGGCTTGCTGTAGGCTTGGTCTGCAGCAGACTCTGGTTGTCCGGCTTCCGGTACGTGCCGTCAATCACATAATCCCAGAACTCATCGCTCTCCGGCACAACCCTGATGCTGGCTCCCTTGAGGTCCGACTGAGGCTCGATGCTTGTGACACGGACGCGATAGCCCGGGGTCTGCTTGAAGTCGTAGATCCAGATGTAGTCATGCGCTTCTTTTTCGACCCCGGGGAGAGCGGCATCCCCAGGCCAAGGTTCGGCCAGCTCGATATCGCGCGACTGCGCGCCGAAGCTGCGCACCTGCAGAACCCGGTAGACCCGCTCGCCCGGCACACGCACACCGATGTAGGCATTGCCCTCTGCCGGCGGCGGCACAGCCTCGTCCAGAGACAGCCTGGTGACACCGCTCGCGGTAGAAGAAGCCGTCAGGCGCCCACCGTAACCCCACTGGGTCATGTCATGCTGTAGCGGCAGCACCGACATCCGCCTATAGGTCATGTGTTCCAGATCAGTGTCATAGCTGATCGATTTGTATTGGTACAGGCTCTGGGCCAGGTGATACCGGGCCATCCGCGCCGCGTGCACTGCGCTGGTGACGCCCTCGCCCGATACCTTGGCCGGATTGAGCGCCACCTCCACGCCTGGAGCGTTGACGTAGATGGTCTGGCTGGACCAGGTGTCCCGATCGAAGTAGGTGTACTCGATGCCGTCGGCCGCGGACACAAGCGAGTAGTCGAGCCTGAAGCTAGACTTCTTGATGGTAGCCATGTTGACCACGCCGCTGACGGGCTGGTCGGCGCCGGCCCACACGACGGAGAATTTTCCGCCGGCCCAGCTGATCTCGCCCATCCCGGCCAACGCGATCGTGTTGCACACCTCGTCGTGGGACTTGGCGTCCTTGACGATGTAATCGTACGTATAGCCATTGGCCGCGCAGTGGAGCATGAAGCCCTTGAGGGCTTCGATGTCGATCATGTCATCGGTCAGGCCTAGGCCGGCATAGCGGATGGTCTTGCCCGCCTTAACGATCGCGTGGCCACGTGCGTACTTGAGCAGTTGGGCGCCGGGGTTGGACAGGCCACTGGCCCGGTCGGTTGCGGTCGCCCACGTGGTGCCATTCCAGATCGGCAACGGCTCAGCCCGGACGACGCCACGGATTTCGTCTGGATAGCCGTTGAGCTGGCCGGTAGCCTTGATGCGCACACCGATGCGAGGGATGCCCGTGTAATCGGCATCGTCGGCTTGGACGCTTCCAAGGGTGGTCCACTGGAACTTGTTGGTCTGCTGGTTCTTGCCCTCGTAGTTGCCGTCGCCGCGGATGCGCGCCTGCAGGTCGTACTGGCCGCGCGGCAAGTCCGCCGACAGCGTCGTGCGACGGACCGTGGTCTGGTCCTTGCTTGTGAATGTGCGCGTCAACAGTGGCTGCCAGGCTGACGCACCCACCGGCCTGTATTGCACCTCGACCGTCTCGCTGACCTGGTATTCCTTGCCGCTGGTGCCGGTGCCACCCAGCATGTATTCCAGGTTGATCTGCACCGCCACCGTGTTCGCGCTGGTCGTGCGTTGGACCCAGGCCTTGGTCGTGGGCAGCTCCGCTCCGTCGATGGTGTCGACGTTGCTGTAGATCGGGATGTCCTGTTCGGGCATGCCCGGGAATCCGGCGTACCACGTCGACACCCCATCGAAGCTGCTCAGCAGCGCGTCGCCGTTGTACAGCGGCCCGATCGATTCGCAGTTCAGGCCAGGCTGGAACAGCATTGCCACGTACTGCTTATTGCCCTCGTAGTAGGTATAGGGCTGGGCCAGGTAATCCGGCGTGCTGCGGACCTCGCCAAACACAAGCGCGAACGGCTCGTAGGGCCGCATCGCGTTGCGGGCTGCACCGATGTTGTAGACGCTGTCTTTGGAGGCCGCGCCACTGGCACTGGGCGGCTTGGGCGCCAGGACCGCATTGATCAGCATGGAGCCGGCGATGAATGCCGCGCTGTAGATCACGCTGGTGCTGACGCCGAGCGCGGTACTCAAGCCACCGGCCCATGTGGCACCAGCGCCGGCGGTGAAGTAAATCAGCACCGCCATGGCGATGTAGTACAGAGCGTTGTCGCCCAGGCCGCCGCGCACCTCAATCACGTGACCGTTCTTCGGCCGGGCCAGGTGCCACATGTGCCGAGGGATCTCGCGGCCGCCGATGGTCACGCGCCACGGCTTGCCGTCCAGGTCCGGCACGTGCCGCTGCAGGAACGCGTACAGGCTTTCGCCGGGCTGGAGGGCCCACTGTTCTCTCCGCTGGTTATCCAGCAGGATCGGGTGCGGTGTGACAACGAGGGGAGTCATGACGCCCACGTGTAGATTCCTTCGATCTTGGCGCCGAACTTCGGCAGGTCTGCTGCAGCGTGCGTCGTGCTGAACGGCACGCCGGCGCCGACATGCAGCACCCAAGGCCGATGCGCAAGCCAAAAGTAGAGCCCAACGTGGGTCGGCACGGCCAGCCCACGGTCGAACATCAGCACCAGGTCGCCGTCGCGCGGCGTGTCGGTGGGCACAGCAAGCTGGCGCGCCACGGACGACACCATCGGCAGCCGCTTAAGCCCGCGCGGGTGGCCGCCGGGCAACTCGATGTGGCGGCCGAAAAGCGCCAGCGATGCCTCGCGAACCAGGTCCACGCAGTCAAACGAATCCGGGTCGTAGGCACGCCCGATGAAGGGGTCCAGCGCAGAGGCACGCATCAGTGCACCCCGGGGGTCAACTCAGGGGTGAAGCGCTTGTTCATCGCCTGCTGGCGCATGAGGAAGTCCATACCGCATTGCGCGGTGGCGCGCTCAGGCTCCACCGAGACGACCGACATAGGGAGTACCCATGTCTCCTCGATCTTGTCCGGATCCGCGCGGCTTGCAAGCATCATCTTGGCCATCACCAGCTCGTTGGGACCGACCCGCTCCAGCTCTTCGGTCAGGCCGCGGCCGACGTTGGTGATCACGATGCTGGTACGCGGCGTCTCGCCGGCGACGTCATTGAGCAGTGTGAATCCGAACTGGAAGCCCAGATACTCCAACCCGTTGCTGGTCCACGACTTGGTGTCATTGGCGATCAACAGCGGGCCACTCCAGGCGTCGCAGGTGATCTGCAGCAGGGCGATGATGCCGTCGGTGTCGGTGACGCGCTGGATTTGCTCCACAAAAGCAGCGCTGGTCATCGCAGGTACTCCACAACTACGGACCGCTGAAAATCCGCGATCTCCGCCTGGCCCGGCGCAAGCTCACCGATACTGCCGTTCTCAAACCTGCACGTCAGCGACTGCCCCGTCACCGGATGCGTCATAGTGAAAAATCCGATGCGTGCCAGCGGGCCGAAGTACCAATCCTCAAATGCCAGTGCGTCGGCCAGGTCGTAGAAGTACAGCGTCAGCGCGTCCTTCATGAGCACTTGGCTGTTGAGCAAGCGTTGCTTGGGAAAGCCGCGCTCCATGTCGGTGCGAAGGATCGACGGGTCGAAGCTGCGCCGCATGCTGTCGAACACGACCTTCGCATAAGCAGGGAATGCTTCCATCAGACTGGCTCCTTCCAGCCGTAGCGACGTTTGCCAGCGCGTCCGACCTTTCCGCCATTGGCGATGTCGTCTGCCACAGCGTCGAGCACAATGTTGATCAGCGAGGTGCCGTCCGGTTGCTCCGTTATGGTGGCCTGCGCCGTCGCCGGCGCACCGTTATTGACAAGCTCGACCTTGATGTCGCGCCGACCGCCGACCATCCTCACGCCACCGCTGGCGCCGACCAAGCCGCCATCCGCATAGCCCCGTGCGCTGCGGATGCTGGCGAGCATGGCCATGAAGCCGCTCGGGCCGCCAATGGCGGCGACGTCGCGTTGGCTGAGGACGCCTTCGCCGGCATGGACAATGCCCGCTGGCTGGAACTTGGTGCCGGGGCCCGTGTACCAGCTGGCCGGAGCGGGCGGCATCCCACCTTCGGCCAGCTGGGTGCGCGTCCAGTCGAGCGAGTTGGGATTGAAGGCGCCGTAGTTGCCGGTCGCCTGGGCCTGGCTCGTAGCCGCATTGCCGAACCAACCGGCCACCAGATTGCCAAGGCCGAGGATCAGCTGTTTCGCCGCGATCCGCTCGAGGTCCTTGATGATGGAATCGGCCATGTCCTTGGACGAGACCTTCGACCGGGACGCCGCGGAGACCACCACATCTTCGAGCGAAGTCAGCACATCACCTGTGGCGCTGGCGACCTGCGACGCGAGATCGGAAGCGCCTTGGGCATAGTTAGCCCAAGCGGCACGGGCGCCGTTCGTCCAGTCCGCCTCAGCGTCGGCGAGCTCGCCATACTTCGCCTTGATGAGATCGATGCGCTCTACGGTCTTTTCATGCAGCGCGGCACGCTCTGCGTCGAAACGCACCTGGTCGATCTGGTTGGCGTTGAGTTGGGCCTGCAGGTCCAGCAGCTTGTCCGCCTCGTCGGCGTAGGCGTCATTGATCCGCTGCTGGATCTCGTACTCGCGGTCGCCCATGCCCACCTTATCGACCATCGTCTGCAACTGACGCCCCAGCGCAACATTGCTGGCCTGCAGCGCGGCGGTGTAACTGTCGATGGCGACCTGGCGCGCCTTGAGCGCCTTGGCTTCTTCCGCGGCCAGATTGGCCTGCGCCGCGGCGCCGTTCGTGCGCGCAACGGCGAGCTGCGACTCAAGCTGTGCTATCTGCTCGTTGACGGCAATCGCGTCCTTTCCGCTGACGGCTTGCTGCTTGAGATAAGCGATCTGCTTCTCGAGCGCGCCAGTCTGGGCATCCACGCCCTGTTGGGTCAGCGTGCGGAGCTTGGCGTAGTACTCCTCCACGGTGATCTCGCGGGCATCGTATTGCGCCTTCAAGGCGTCCGTGCTGGCCTTGAGCTGGGCCTGCTCCTGCGCCAGGCTGTCCTTGAAGCCTTGAAGCCCTGCGTTTCGCGTTGCATTGGCGATTGCGGACGCGCCGCCCTTTTTCTCGTACTTCTTGTTGATCCCTGCAACCAGCGCGTCACGGTTGGCCGCGATGCGCTTGGCGAGGTCCTTGTTGCCTGAGGCTTCCGCGTTGAAGATGCCGAGGCGCGCCGCGCCCATGGCCCTCTCGATCTCGCTGGCGCGCTTCTGCTCCCTACTCTGGTACTGCTCCAGCTCCTGAGATTGACTGATGGCGGTCTCGTTGGCCTGCGCCGCCTGCATCTTCTGGTTGGCCTCCTTGGTCGCCTTGATGTTGGCGTCCTGCAGCTTGGCCATCTCTGCCTTGAACGAAGCGATCTTGTTCTGCAGCAAGCCACTGCGGCGATCATTCGGGCCCATTGTTTCGAGCAGGGCCTGCATCCTCGTGACTTGACCTTCCAGCTCCTGGAAGCGGGACTGGCCAGAGTCAGCGCGGCCTACGTTGAGCATCGCGCTCCACGCGGCGGCTGCAGCACCCTTAACGCCGTTCCAGGCGCGCTGAAGCGTGCCAAGGCTGGCCTCGGTCTCCTCACGGATCTTCATCGCAGCGGCGTGAGCAGCCTCCGTCGCGACGCGGGCCGCTTCCTGTCGATCGCCCTGGTCATCGAGTGCCTTGATCTGCTCATAGATCGATGCGGTCAGGAAATGCATGCTCTCGTCGAGCTTGAGCACGCCTGCAACAGGATCCTTCGCAAGCGCCGCGAAGTCCTCAACGGTCTGCTCAATAGCGCGCCCGGTGGCGTGCTCCATGGCCTCGGCCGCTTCAGCGACCAGCCGGAAGTTGGCACCCGCGATCTTGCCGTTGGCCGCCACCGCGGCCAGCGACTCAGCTGCCTTGGCCTGCGTCAGATCTCCTTGCGCCAGCGCTTCAGACATCGCCACCATCTGGTCCGTGGTCACCCCAGCCACGCTGCCGGTCGCGGCTAGCGCCGTGGCATAGGCAGTTTGCTCCTGCGCGCCCTTGTACCAAGCCAACGCCAGGACACCCACCGCCGCGGCCGCTACGGTGTACGGGTTCACCAGGCTCAGCAGCGCCTTGCCAACATCCTTGAAGCCGAAGCCCATCTGGCCGGCCATGTCCCGGATCTGGCCACCCTGCTGCAGCAGCACGGTGGTGAATGGCATGCCCCCCTGCAGGCTGGTGATGATGTCCGTGATCTGCGGCTGGAGGGCCGCTAGTACCTTGGACGTCTCCACCCCATCCTTGCCGACCTGGGAGATTGGATTCTTGGACGGCAGCGGCGCTGCCGCGCTCTTCTTGAACGCCTCAACCTGACGCTGGACCAGCCCCAGCCCCTGCTTGATGTCGTTGAGATCCGCGCTGATGCGGACGCGGAGGTTGGCGGTCTGGTCGGCCATCAGTGCAGGGTCCGGAGGTAGTTGGTCCAGTCGTTCTTGTCGGCACCCATCGCCACGCGGGTGGCGACGGCGCTGCGGGCTTCACGGTGGCGATCGTCACGCGCAGCGGCGGCGGTGAAGCCGCGCAGCTGCGCGAGCGTCATGCCGAGGACGTCGGGGAGGCGGTATCCGCGGCTGACGAGGTAGTGGATGTGGTCGGCCCAACCGAGGGGCTCGCCTGCGCCGGCGCGCTGGACTTGGGCACCGCCGCCTTGGCCAGCAGCGCGGGCAGGCGCTGGCTGAAAAAATCCTTGTTCACCGCCACGACCGCCTCCACCAACGCGGTGACCTCGTCCAGGCTGCCATCGGCGATGAACGCCGCGTCCTCTCCGGTGGCGATGGACAGCGCCTCGGCCAGGGATCCTGCGTCCTGCTCGAGCAGATCCAGGATCACCGCCCCCACCTGGAGCGGCTGCGCCTCGCCCAGCAGGCCGGCGGCCACCGAGACGCGCGCGATGATCGTGCGCGCGGCGGTGATGAACGGCCCGATCTGGCGCAGCTTCAGCGGCTCCAGCGCCAGCGCCTTGCCCCGGAAGCTGACCGTGCGCGTCGGCACGGTCAGCACATCGGCGTCGTCGTGGCCGCTCACGCGATGATGACCGCGTTGAAGTATTGGGACTTGCCAGCCGGCTTGCTGGTGTCGGCCAGCAGGCCGCCGGTCACCTGGAAGCTGCCGAACTGGTCGCCGATCAGCGCCATCTCCTGCAGCACGCCGCCGCTGACCTTGTAAGCATTCAGGCGGACCGGCTTGCCACTGCGGGCCTCATTGAGGCCGGCGAAGAGGAACTCGTAGTTCTTCTGCGAGGTCGTCTGCGCCTCCACGCGCTGGCCCGCCACGTTGGTGTAGGTCACCTTGACGTTGGCCGCACCGGCCACCGGTGCCGGGATGCTGCTGGTGGCCGGGATGTAGAGCATGCCGTCGCGCAGCTCGTAGTCGGTGCCGGCGGCGTAGGTCGTGCTGCCGCTGGCGCCCTTGACGGTGGTGATGGTGGCCGCGGGATTGAGCAGCGGCGTGCTGCCGCCGAGGTAGGCCACGGCGGTCTCATCGGTCACGGTGCCAGCGGTGATGGCCGAGGCGATGCCGCGCGTGGCGCGCGCCAGGTTGTCGGGCGAGAGATCGGTGAAGGTGTAGGCGAGCTGCCAGCCAGTCACGCGATCGACCTGGTTGCGGGTGCCGCCGCCGGGCTGGGTGCTGTCGGCCAGCACAATCGAGTTGGTCTGCGGGGTCAGGGCGACCGCGCTGCAGTTGCCCACCTCGACGAAGGGGGCGGCCGAGCCGAACTCTCGCACCAGCAGTTTGCCGCTGCCCAGGTAGCTGTAGTCTTCCATTGTGATGTCCTCGGGTAGGAGCCGCTCGGGCGGCGGGTTATCGGATGGGGATGTGGGTCTGGTAAGTGATCAGCGCGCCGTTCCAGCCCAGGCCGGCGAGCGGCTGGCCGAAGTCGACGCCGACGTAGCGCGGCCACTGGACCCCGACTGGAAACCGGTCCATCGACGGCCGGTCCATCGCCGCTTCGACATCGCTGATGACGTCATCGAGGCGGTCCTGGGCCTCGTCCAGGTCGGCTGGCACACGCACCGCGACGATGAGCGTGGTCAAGCGCGTGCGCGCCACGGCGGCGGCGTCAGCAGGGCGTTGCTGCTTCTCGATCAGCAGCGCCAGCACGGGCTCGGTCAGCGTGCCGGGGATCTGCGCGGGCTCGGTGGTGACATTGAGCCCGGCGTCGGTGTTGAAGCCATTGGCGGTGGTGATGATGGACAGCACGTCCTTCATGGCCGCCAGGAGCTGCTTGCGAGGACTGTCAGCCACGAGACACCACCCAGCGCACGATCGACTCGTCGGACAGGCCTTCGACCTCGGCATCCAGGCGGAAGGCCTCGCCGTCTGTTCCATCGGCGCGCAACAGGACCAGGGCGCCAAGGCGCACAGGCTGGACCTGGGCCCGCTGGAAGCCGACGACCACATGGGACGCCGCGACATCGGCCACGCCGTTGCCGTACTCGGTCATCTGCCGGTCCACCAGCACATCGCAAGGCACGCCCGCGACCGCGCCCGGCGCGGTGTAGCGCGCGCGATCACCCACTCCGGCGGCCTGAAAGGCGCCGAACGCCATCGCGTCAAACCCGCGCAGGAAGTCGGCCTGGCTCATGCCCACCCCCGGCGCGCCGCATCGGCCATGGCCTTGTCCAGCTCGCGGTCGGTGAAGAACGGCATCAGCTTCAACCAGGTGCGCTCAGCAGCGCCGAACAGGTCCAGCCGGGGCGCGTAGGTCGGCGCGCGGCCCACGAAGTTGTAGACCTTGGTCAGGTCGTGCTTGCCGTCGCGCACATAAACGCCGGGCGACAGGTGCGCCGTGTGGTTGCCGACCGTACCCACCTCCTTGCCCTGACGGCTGACGGCAAAGAAGCGGCGGTTGCGCGCCTGCTTGAGCGACTTGCCGCGGGCGCGGCGATTACGGAAGACCTTGGCGTCGGCGTCCTCGTTGCTATTGGCATCGAACTGCGCACCCAGCTGCGACAAGATCTGCTGCACCACGCCGTTGCGCACGTTGCCGTGGCTGTCCATGAGGGTGTTGTCGGCGACCGCCACCGCGAACTCGCCGGGCCGCAACCAGCCTGCGCGCCGCAGCCCCCGGTCGATGCCGCGATCGTGGCCCAGGCCACCGAAGACCTGCGGCATCAGGTAGCGCGCAGGCGGCGTGCCCTTGGCGGCCTCGTCGCGGATGAAGACCTCAGCCGCGCCCGCCTCGCGCGTGCCATCGTCTCCGCGCGTGTATCGCGCCTTGCGCAGGTAGACGGAATTCACCGTGAGCTTGACCGGCGCGTCCAACTGGGACTGGATGAGCCGATCCCACTGGTACTTGATCTCGCCCGCCACGCCGTTGACCGCTTGCATGAGGGCATAGGGCAACTGGCGCTGCTCGAGATCGGTCAGCGTGCGGCTGCAGCTGCCGTTGCCGTCCACGTCGAACACCAGCAGGCTCACGGCTTGCCTCCCAGGTCGGAAGACACAGACACCGGCGTGCCCTGCACAGCGCGAATCTGGCGCAGCTGGCTCTCGTAGCGCTCCAGGCACTGGCGCCGGCCGCGCGCGACCACCAGCACGTCTTGCAGCGGGCCGTCGGCGACCCAGCGGCAGGCCTCGGTCATTTCGTCCGGGATCGGCACGTAACGCGCCTCAGGCACGCGGATGATGATCGGCGCAGGCACTGGCTGGACCGGCTGCACCTTGTTGCGCGCGCATGCGCCGACACCCAGCACCGCGAGCAGCAGACCGAACCGAAAGCCATAGCGCGCCAGGCGCCGGGCGGCGAAGGCAACGGCGCGCATCAATACCCCCTCAGCGCGGGGCAGGCCGCCGCCATCGCATCGAGTGCCGCAATGCACTCGGGCGGGCGCTGGTCGTACTGCTGCCGGTAGGACTTGGCGCCGGCATCGGCCTTGGCCTTCTCCGACGCGGTCTGCGCCGCCAACTGGGCGTTGCGGGCCTGCAGGGCGCGCATCTTCTCGGCCTCGGCGTCCAGGTTGTCCTTGATCGTGCCCATGGCCGAGCGCAACGCGTCGTAGTTCTGCTGCAGCGTGGCGGCGTCCATGGTCGCCTTGTCGGCCGCAGCCTTGGCGTCGGCGCGGCACTGGGTGACCTGGCGAGTGACGACCACGATCTGCTGGCCCTGGCGGTACGAGGCCAGGCATGCCACCGCGAGCAGCACGGCCAGCACCGCGCAGCAGGCCTTCAGCCAGTTGCCTGGGCGGCGCAGCCAGCCCAGCAGGTCCGCCGCCCAGCCGAACACCAGGCCGACGGCCGCGTTGAGGAACGCCAGCACGCCGCTCATGCGTCACCCGCCCGGCGCTTCCACGGGTAGACGAACAGCACGGTCAGACCGATGCGCAGGACCAGCAGGTACCAGGGCGCGACGTAGCTGTGGCGGTCCAGATCGCGCAGGAAGATGCCCAGCATGCCCAAGGCGATGGCCATGTAGCACAGCGCGCAAAGGACGCCCGTGGCGTAGTGGCGCCGGTCGCCGCCGCCCACCTGCAAGAGCGCGAGCTTCCAGGTGCAGCCGCAGAACACGGCCATCGTGGACACCAGGTTGACCAGGTAGGGCATGCTGTTCACGCCTGCCCTCCCCTGCCGGCCCAGCGGTCGGTGAACTTCTGCAGGCCGGACAGGTAGTGCGGCAGCATCGGCCGGATCACCGCGCCGCTCAGCCCACTGAACACCACCCCCGCTTCGCGGATGCCTGGAGCCAGCACGGTCAGCGCCACCACCAGCCAGCTGGCCAGCATGGCGAACGCCAGCACGAAGCCGCCCAGCATCACCACGCGCAACAGCAGCGTGGACCAGCGCACCGCCAGTGCCGCCTCGGCCGCCGGCGAGATCCGGCCGGCGTCGATGTCCTTGAGGAAGACCACGCCGATCAGCGCGCCGACCACGGCCGCGAGGAACCACGACTGCGGCACCCCCAGGATGATCCGCTCGCTTCGCGTGATGACCTCGGTAGCCACGGCGCTGCCGGTGGCCGAGGCGGCCAGCGCGGCGAAGAGCTTGAGGCCGATGGACATGCCGCCATCCATCACGCGCGCACCCCCGCCAGCTCCACGCCGTCACGGATGACCTGGTCGCCCCAGAAGTTGCCCCCGTTCTCGTGGCGCGCGATCGCCTTGGCGAACTGGAACGCGGTCTCAGGCGCATGAATGTCCAACGGCCGGTCCGGCGCGACGCCCAGCGCGCTGGCCACCTGTCGCACGTACGCCGTGGTGTCGTTCTCGCTGGGCGGCGCCCAGCGCCGGATCATCTGATCGACCGTACGCAGCTTGTGCTTGTCCTGGTAGGTCACCAGGGTGCGCACAAGCGCCCGGAAGCCATACTCGGGAGTCAGGAACACGCAGAAGCGCTTCTCGCGCGCCAGCGCACCTTCGCTGCGGTCCTCGCCCTGCCAGATCACGTTCGGATTGCGGTCGAGGTTGCCTGGGTTGTTGTTGCGGACGCCGCGCGGTGCAGTCATGCGTGCAGTACTCGATCAGACGCGGGAAGAGGGCCCCGCCGCGCACGGCGGGGCGAGGTGGATCAGGCCGACTTGGGCACTCCGGCACCCGGCGTCAGGCGCACCAACACTTCGGTGGTGCCATTGCCCGCGGCGCGGACGGCATAGCCGAAGTTCTCGACATCGCCCGTGGTCGCGCTGGAGACGATCACGCGGCCCGGGCTGATGTCCCAGGTGACCGGGTCGCCGACATTGATCACGGCGGTGTTGAGCTTGGGCAGCGCGAAGACGCCCTCCACATGCGCGGCGATGGTGTCGCCGGTCGCGCCCTTGCTGACGGCGATGGCCAGCAGGCGTCCCTTGGTGATGACGCCGCCGCTCTCGACGGGCGCCTCCAGGGTGATGTCCAGGACGCGGCCGTCCTGATACTGATTCTTCATGATGGTTCTCCGGAGATCGTGACGGGTTGGGAATCAGGCAGCAGCCGGTGCGGGCGCCCGCGTGCAGCGGGCGCCCTGCGCCGTCACGCGCCGGGGTTCTTGTAGATGCCGCGGTAGTCGGCGATGGCCGGCGCCGCGTCCAGACGGACCTTCCAGGCGACGCCGTCGACGGTGAAGCCCTGCTGCTCTTCGAGGTACGGCGTCTGGTTGCCGTCCAGGTAGCCCACGACGATGCCGTCCACGAAGGCCGGGTTGGCGGTGCCGTACCAGGCGGTGGGGCTGGCATCGTCCAGGCGGCCGTCGTCGATCACCTCGAAAGTGTTCTGCACGATGTTGGGCGTGGTCAGGTTCTTGTTGCCGCCCACCTCGTACTGGCTGGCGCGCACCATGCGGGCCAGGCCGCCCAGCGCGATCGGCGTCAGCAGCGACTGCAGCGGCACGCGGATGCGGTGGCCGTCGGCATCCTTCTGACCGGCCATGGCCACGCGCATGGCGTCCACGCTCGCGGTGCTGATGGTCGCGCCCGTCAGCAGGTTGCCGTGGGCCGCGGAGAACAGCGCGTTGCCGTCGGCCAGCACCGGGTTGCTGTTGATGAGGTCGAACACCGCCTTGGCGATGGTGCGCTTGGCGGCCTGACCCATCTTGCGGGGCACGTCGTTGAACACGCCCAGGTCGTCGTTGATGATCGCCTGGCGGGTGATGGAGAACAGGCGGCCGTAGGTGACGATCTTCATCGCCTGCGACTGCTCGCTGAAGGTGCCCTGCTTGTACTCGCCGCCCTCCGGCACGATCAGCAGATCAGAGAACGCCCCCAGGCCCACCAGGTTGGTCGGCTTGAAGTCCGGCACGCTCACCGCCCGGGTGAACTGGTCGAACTGCTCCTCGGCCTCCTGGTAGCCGCGCAGCACCGCCGCACGCGAGGTGTCGCCCAGCAGACCCGGAAAATCACTGGTGCTGTGGGTGAAGGCCAGGCCGACGATGTCCATGCGGCTCATGCCCGCCGTGGTCACGCCGGCCTGGACCAGGGACTCGCGCGCCAACTCGGCCAGGGTGAAGCCGCGGTAGGGGTTGGCCGCGTCGTACTGCGCGGTGCCCGAACGCGCCTCGATGGCATTGCGCATGGCCGCACGGGTGCGGTCCCGCTGCTCGGGGCCGGCCTGCACGCGGGCGGCGCCGCCCAGCGGCTCGGCGCCGGTCGCCAGCAGCGCCAGGATGTGACGGCCGACGTTGTCGGCGGTCACCGCCGGGTCGGCCGCGGCGATCACGCCATCGACATAGCTGCGCACGGCCTGGTTGCCCAGATGCGGCTGGGCCAGGGCCAGGATGTCGGTGTTACGGGTCCGCAGCGCGGCCAGGACATCGGGCGGCGCCGCAGCAGCCGGAGCGGCGACCGGGGCGGCGGCGGTCACCGTGGCCGGCGCCGCGGCGGCGGTGGTGGTGGCGGCCGCGGTCGTGGCGGTGGTCCCGCCATTCGCATTCGCCATGATCTGCTGGTACTTCTGCTTCATGGTGGGATCCTCGATGTGGCCGATGACGGCCTGCTGGTGAACCTCGGGGAGCGAGGCGAAGGTCTGCGGCGTCAGCGCCGCGGTGATGTGGCCGCGCAGGCAGGCCGAAATCGGGGCGGGCGTGGACGGCAGCGCCTCAAGCAGCGAGCCGATGGCCACTACAGCGCCGGCACTGGCGGCCTTGGCCTGGCCCAGCGTCTCGATGCGGTCCACAAAGCCCAGCTCCAGCGCCTGCGCGGCCGTGTACCAGTGGTCCAGCCCATCGGTCAGCAGGGTCTGGATCTGGGCGGCATCGCCGGTCTTGGCGACGTAGGCCTCCTGCATGGCAGCGGCGTGCGTGCCCAGGCAGTCGATGACCTGCTGGAAGTCGTTGGCGTTACCGGCAGCGATGGTGTGCGGCGCATGCACCATGAAGATCGACGTGCTGTAGGCGACCACCTCGTCACCTGCCATGGCGATCAGCGAGGCGATGGAGCAGGCCTGCCCGTCGATGTAAACCACCTTGCGGCCGCTGTGCGCCTTGAGCGCGTTGTAGATCGCGATGCCATCGGCGGCGTCGCCACCGCCGCTGTTGATGCGCACGTTGAGCGTGCGCGCGGTGCTGGAGGCGATCTGCTCGGCCAGCTCCCGCGCGCTCACGCCGTCGCCCCAGAGACTCTCGCCGATGCAGCCATAGACCATGATCTCGGCCGTGTCATTGGCCTTGGCGGTGAGGCGCAGCAGGCAGCCGGTCTGCACCGTGCCACCCGCATCGGCGCGAACGCGGGGCAGCACGCGGCCTGGCGCGGCGAACGCACTATCGATGAGCGCCCAGGCCAGCAGCAACAGGCTGGTGAGCGAGGTGTAGATCCGTGCGATGGCCGATGCCAGCATCGTCAGTCCCTCGTGAGGAGTTGTGCGGTCAGACCGCGGCGGAAGTCGGCACGGGCCTCGGGGGAGGCCGGCGCGGAGGCGTTGAGACCGAGTTCGCTATTGCGCTGCTGCCAGTCCTGACGCTGCGCGGCGACCTCTTCGGGGTTGTTGCCGTACTGCAGCGTGTTCTGCTGCGGGCTGACCCAGCCGCGGTCCTCGGCCTCACCGCGCGCGGTGGCCTCCTTCAGCGGGTCGATCCACGGCATGACCGGGCGCACGTAGGTGGCAGCGGCGACATGCTGGAAGCTCCAGCCGCGCGGGATCCTGATCAGGCCGGCGAGCAGCGCGGCCTCAATGAAGCGCGTGCGCTGCTTGCGCACCGCCTGAGCGATGAACTGCTCGCCGAAGATGAGGTAGCCACCCCACTTCTCCACCAGTTCCTGGCGCTGCGCGCTGTAGGTGCCGTTGTAGTCCAGCGACAGGCTGCTGAAGCTGGTGCCGATGCCGCCGGCAGCGCGCCGCAACTGGTTGGTGACCCACTCGGCTGCGCCGGCGTTGGGCCGGTTGGAGTTGATGATCCCGACATCTTCACCGGGCAACAGGTCGTCCCAGATCATGCCGGGGGTCATGCGCATTTCGCGCACGGGCTGCCCGCTCGGCAGGACAGCGGTGGTGCCCAGAGGCGACTGGGTGCCGTCAGTGCCCTTCTTGATGTAGGCGCACATGCTGGCCGCGACCTTGGCGGCGATGCGCTCGGACTCTTCGTAGTCCTTGATGTCCTCGAAGCGCGACATGGCGCTTGCGAACACGCTCAGGCCGCGCACCTGATGCAGGCGCTTGACCAGGGCGAGCTGGCGCATGTTGTCGGCCGAGACGCGCTTGGTCTCGTTGGCCCAGCCGTAGGCGCTGCCGATGTCGCCGGGGTGCTGCTTGTAGACGTGCCAGGCCACCACGCGGCCCCAGGCGTTGCGCTCCGCGCCCTGCACCACGTTGCTGGCCGGGTCGTTGAGATCCAGCGGCACCATGTCCGCTTCGAGCATTTCGAAGCTGTAAGGCACCTCGGTGCCGTGTGGCAGCGTGCTGACCGGGCCAACTAGGTCCTGGAAGAACATCTCGCCGTCGCGGAACCAGCTGCGCGCCATCAGCTGCTGGGCACGGCCGTAGTCATGCATGCCGGTGACCTCCGGCGCATCCCACCAGGCGTCCCACAGGTGGTCGATGTCGCGCGCCAGGCCGCGATCGACTGGGCGACCGGGCTGCCGCGGGGCGGCCAGCACGTCGATGCCGCTGCCGCAGGTGTTCTGCACCAGGATGTTCAGCGCGTTATCGGCCAGGTCCAGGTCGCGCTCGAGGTGGCGGGCCTGGTCGCGCAGCTGCTTGGCGTCCATGCCCGTGATGGCCGAGCCGCTGCCCCAGTCGCGCGCCAGCTTGCGGCTGCGCGAGGGACGCGTGACCTCATGCGCGCGGGCCAGCACCTGACGGGCGGCAAAGGCCTCGCGCTCGCGCTTGTCGTCGGGCAGCTGGGCCAGCAGGCGCTGGCGCGCGGTGGCGGCGGTGCCCATCAGGTCACCCCGCCGAAGTCGGCGGTTGCGCAGCCGGGCCGGCTGGCAGAGGCTTCCAACGCGGCGCGCCGTTCCCACTCCTGCCGACCAGCGCGGATTTCCGGGAGATTGGCGTAGGTCAGCTCACGGTCGCCGAAGCGCACGCGCTGTCCACTGAGCACCTTCTGCTCGGCGTTCGTGTAGAGCGTGACCATGTCCAGGGCGGTTGCCATGGACAGCTAAGTTACGCAGGGGGTTGTGCCAAACTTCAATAAAAGCTGGCACAACCCCGCTTGCAAGTCACTGATTTACAAGGCGCGAAAAACTAATTTGTGCCTGATTTCAATGAAACTGTCTCAGGGGCAGGTTTTTCGCGGCTCTATGCTGCGTCGTCCCCACTCAGGCAGTGAACGCCGGTTCGATCGATAGCGAGATACCGGTAATTCGGAGCATCTCAATCCTCCCCGCGCGCAGTAGCGGCTTACCAATCACAGCGACCCGCTTGTTGTTCGCCAGAGCAACGGCATAGGCGTTGCCAGGCTTGGATACCGCTGGGTCGGTAATCAGCGCACGAACGCGCCGGAAGACGTATCCCTCAACATGGACCTTGGCAGAGCGCCTCTCCATATCTAGCTCGGTAATGAGGATGGTGTATCTGGGCATGGGATCAGCCTCACTCACGCTGCGAGCGCACATAGAGGCGCCGCTTGCTGCCGCGGCGGTGCTCGACCACGCGCCAGCCGTGGCGCTTGAGCAGGCAGCCGACACGGGTGGCCTGCGCGCGGTCTGTGGGGTCTACGCCGAGGGCGCCGGTGAGGATGTCGGACATGGCCACGCCGTCGCGGCCGTCCAGCCAGGCCAGCACCGCGCCGGCGCCGGGGAACTCCTCGGCCGGCCCGGAAAGCAGACCAGTGGGGCCGACCTCCTGCAGGAGATCCTCGGCCGCCATTTCTTCGACCAGGTCGATGCCGGTGGCGCGCAGCGTGGCGGCGTTGGCCGAGGCCACCGCACGGGCATGGGACATGCGCAGGGCGCGGTCCGTGCGCAGCAGGGCCTGGAAGCTGCGGCTGGCGGACACCAGCACGTCGGCGCGGTGGGTTGGGGCCAGCGGGACCGGCGGCGGGGCCGCGGCGCCCTGCCCCGTCACGAGCGCGTCGTAGGCGCGGATGACGTGGAGGTGGAAGGCGGCGCTGATCCACATCGCATAGGCGTAGACCAGCTCCTTGACGGCATAGGTGCCCTTGACGAAACCATCATTCAAGGTCTCCACTGCCGAAGCCGGAATTCCGGCTTCGGTAGCCGGATATTCGGCCTCGATGGTTTCAATCAGCTCAGCCGTTGACTGGTTCTCTAGCCATCGGCTGGGGCGGTGACGAGCCTCGCTGCCGCTGGCCTGATGCAGGTCATTGAGGCAGAAGCGGCCAGCTGCGTCCTGCCGGATCTGGGTATTGGCGATGATCAGCGCGCTCATGCCTGCGCGCCCTCCTCGCGCATGACGACTTGGCATGCTGCGCTGATTACCCGATGGAAGCGCTCGCGCTCCCGCGCGCAGGAGGCGATCCACCCCATCCCAATGCGGCAGAGTGCGTGCGCCCGCTCGTCGTCATCATCGATTGCCTGCGCGATGCTGGCGAGCAGGAAGTCCGCCTCCCGATCATGCTGGGCCTGCTCGTCCAGGAAGCCCGTCAGACTGGAGGCCAAGCCGCGCCGGCTGGCGTAGTGATCCAGGTCCTCGGCCGAGGGCGAGGGATCGGCATTGGCGGCAGGCTGGGCGGCGGCGGCCAGCGCAAGGGCGACACGGCGGGCCAGATCGGGCGGCAAGCGGGCGGCGGCGGCGGCGCCGAGCGCTTGGGAGACAAGGGAATCGATCACCGGCACGGCCGGCTGGGCAGAACGGGACATGGTGGGCTCCTCAGGATTGATGGAGTCCGACACCCGCTGCTAAACGAGGTGGCGGACGGTACGCGGTTAGCAGACCGGCCTGAGGACCGGCAGGCCTTGCGGCCTCCGCGCACCGCCCGCCATGGAACTGGCTGGCACGCGCCACCGGCAGGCTGCCGGCAAGAAAAAAGCGCCGGCATCGGCAGATGGGCGCTGGTGCGCCTCAGGTACCGGGCTGCTAAACCCGGCAGCGGATTGGGCCGCTGCGACGCGGAATGTGCGCCACGCGCCACGCTGTGTCAATATCCGGCCCGGGGAAATCACAGGGGAAGTGACATGGCGCTCATGCCGTGCCGCGAATGCGGGAAAGAAATCAGCAGCCTTGCTCACGCTTGCCCGCACTGCGGCGCTCCCATTGAGCGGATTCCTTCGGCAGCAGCTGCCCGCGCCCCCCTTCCTGAAGGTGGAGTCAGCTATCTCAAGGCCGCACTTGTACTGAGTGGCCTCGCGCTTCTCTTCTCGGTGATTTTGATCGTATACGCGAGCAGCCAACATCGACCAGAGGCCGACGATCGCGCGACGATCGACGTTTGCTGGGAAGAATACGGAAAGAAGTCTCTCGATCCGGCGAGCAAAAGATTTATTGCCTCGGCCTGCGAAAAAATGGAATCCGACTTCAAGCAGAAGTACGGGCGAGACCCGTAAGCCATGACCAGGAGAAGACAAATTCGCTACGCAATCACCTCGCTGGCAACTCTGATGCTGGCCAGCTGCGCCAGCGTGCCGGCCAATCTCAAAGGGCAAACGCATGTCGAACTCGACTCCCACGTAGCCTACGACGAAGCCTACCGAATAGTGGCACGCCAGATGCGCGCCTGCTATCGAGTGATTGGCATATTCGGTAACGGATTCGACATCCAATCGGACTTGGACACGCAGGCAAAACAAGGGCGCATCGAGCTATATTTCGTTGGAGTTACTGGCGCCAAGCCAGACTCGGACAGCAAAATTCCAAGGACTGTAACCATCTCCCAGCTCGGCACAGGCTCTCACATTGTTATCCAAGGTAATGGTGACCGGTACGTGTATTACACGAGTCAAGGCATCCGCGGCTGGCTGGATGGAAGCAATAAGTGCAACGGAAAATAAAGGGTGCCCATGGAAGACAACGAGCAGAACTACCGCCAGCACCTCGCCTACCTGATCAGCCGCACCAAATCGCGCGGGCATGGTCGCTATTTCAACAAGTTCGTCAACAAGTGCCGGGCCGAGGCGGCAGCAGCGTTTCCCAAGGGCGCCGCTGCCGCACACAAGAAGGACAACGAACTGACCGGCTGCCTCGCCGTCCTGGGCATCTTCGGCGCGCTGCTGGGCGGCTAGCCTGCCCGCCTCCAGCGCTTGCTCCGCTCGAAGAACTGGTCCACGAATGCCGCGCGCCGCCGATCCTCGCGCAGCGCCTTGGGCTCCTCGATGCCCAGCCGTCTGCACTGGCGCGCCTGCACGGCGATCTTCAGGCCCAGGCGCAGGCGCAGCAGCCGGAACTTCAGCAACGCCAGGCGCGCACGGATCACCGCGGCACCACCTTGATTGGCGCCTGCCATTCCAGCCGGTGGCTGTGCCGCCAGTCGTAGGTACAGTGGGTGACCACCACCACAAGGATGACGCCGATGACCAAGCCCAGGAAAGGCTCCAGCACCCCGAGGACATGAGCCAACATCCTAGAAAGCCATGCCAACCCCTTAACGACATTACCCATGACCACCTCCAAAACCACTATCAAGATCGATGGCGAGTTCAGCGCAACCGAGATCGAAGGTCTGCTGAGCGAACTGGCCGCGGCACGATCGGGCATGATGCCGGAAGTACCAACAGAACCACCGGCTGAAGGCGAATTTCTGCCGCAGCCAAACGCCTCATTCCGCATCCGCAGTCGCGCAAATGGCGGCCTCCGCGTGTGGCTCCGACACGAGGGCTTTGGCTGGATCCCCTTTGAATTGGAACCCGCTCAGGTCACTGCCCTGCGCGACTTCCTCGGCAAGAAGCTGGGCCATAGCCACACTTCTCACTGAAGGCTCGCCGCTCCCCTCCGGGGTTGCGATGCGCAAGGTGCCTGCGCTGTAGGTGCGTTCGATGATCATTGAGTTGGTCCTCTCATTTGCAGGCCGGGTCGTTGCCGCCATCCCGCCACCACCGCTCAGCAGCAGGCAGGCCACCAGGGAACAGGCGGTAGAGCTGGCGGCGCGAGATGCGGAAGTCGTCGCAAACCTGCTTGACGGTGCGGCCGGACTGCAGGGCGGCGCGGATCTGCAGCAGCGGGTAGGTCCGCTCTCCACTGGGGAAATACGGCTGCTGGCCGGCGAAGCACCGCATGACGGCATCGACGATGGGCGCGGACATTCGCTCGCTGATGCCGACATCGCGCAGCAGCGCTTCGGTCATCTGCTCGCGCAGGTCGTCGGCGCCCACGCTGCGGCGCTTGGGCGCGCTCACAGGCCCCACCCGTCGCGCGTGGCGATACTGCTGCGCTGCGGGGGCGCGGAGGTAGTCACCGGCGGATGCGGGGTGGCTTGAGCGGCCGGTGGCGGCAGCGCCTGCGGCGCTGGATTGAACAGGTCCTCTGGCGGCTGGAAGCGGGCCTCCAGCGCCTCCCACTGGGACTCGCGCACCATGTCGGCCTTCACCGCCGGCGCCAGGGAGGCCCAGATGGCGTAGACGATGGTGTCCAGCGGCTCGTTGGCCGCCCCCTTGGGACGGATCCAGTAGCCGCTGTCGGCGTCGTAGAACTCGACGGTGAGGCCCTTGTAGTAGCCAGGGGGCATGGCGCCCACGTCGGGGTTGAGCGGGTCGTGGACCTCGTCGCCACGACCGCCCGGGAAGCGGAGCATGCGCGTAGCCAAGTCTTCGGGCTCGCCCGCCTCGCTGGCCGCGGCACGGGCGGCCACGGCCGCCGTCAGCCAGCCGTACACCATGGTCTTGAGCACCGAGCCGCCGACGCCCCACACGCCGACGCTGCGGGCCAGCGTCTTCTCGCCCTGCCCTACTTCGGTCTTGGACGGCCGGTAGACGGCGCGCTCGCTGCGCCGCTCAGCGCGGCCGCGCACCAGGTAGACGGTCTGCATCTGGAAGCCGCTGCGGGTCTCGATGGCGCGCACGCCACCGCTGGTGGCGACCTTGGCCTTGACGAACTGGGCGACGGTCTCTGTCCAGTTGCCGCCGTCCACCGCGACGGCGGTGATGGCCATGTCCACGCCCGCGCAGCTCTTCCAGGTGCCCAGCAGCACCTCGTCCAGCGTGACGTAGGTCTCTAGTCGCGTTGGGTCCAGGTCCACCACGAGGTAATCGACCACCCAGCGGCGCTGGCCGCGACCGGTGGCGATGATCTGGACCTCGGCGCGGTCGTGGCCGAAGTCGACGCCCGCAGTCAGCACCAGGCCGCCGCGAGGCACGTGGCCGCGGTGCACGCCGGGCTCGGCCAGGCCGGCAACGACGTCGGCGTCCTGGCGGCTGCGCTCGCCCTCGTGCGGCAGGCCCAGCACCAGGTTGCGGAAGCCCGGCATCTTGGCAGGGTCGCGCTGCGCCTCGGCGCGCTTGTCGGCGATGTCCTTCCAGCTCAGGCCCAGGCCCAGCGGTGCGTAGGCGGCCCAGGCGTGGAAGCTGCGGTGGAACGGGTCCGCGTTGGGGTTGGTCGGCTTCCAGTAGGCGGTCCCGCCGTAGCCGCGCTCGGGCAGCATCGTGTCCTTGTGATGCTCCTCGATCACACAGCCGTGGGCCGCGCAGGCGAAGGTGCCGTTGGGCTGCAGCCGCTCTTCGTCCAGCGTCTGCTCGGCGCCGCAGTGTGGGCACTGGACCACGTAGACGCACATGTCCCCTGCCGCGTGTCCGGTCTCAATCGCGCTGGCACCGGCGATGGTGGGCGTGCAGGCCCGGTAGAGCTTGGCGCGATCGCCGTAGGACATGGCGCGTGCCTCCAGCTGCTGGTCGGCCGGCCCCTGACCACCCACGTCGCGCGGATACTCGTCCACCTCGTCCTCGAAGATGTAACGCGCGGTGCGCTGGCGCAGCTGCTTGGACGAGTTGGCCCAGATCACCCACATGGTGCCGCCGGGATAGCGCTTCTCCAGGGTGTTGTCGGTATCGAGCTTGGACAGCAGGCCCGGCATCTCCATCACCGCAGGGTCGAACTTGGACGCCGCCCAGCTGCGCGCCAGGTCTTTCACCGGCTGGGCCACGATCATGGAGTCCGCGCCGCGGTCGATGACGTAACAGGTCCAGTTGATGCCGATCTCAGTGGCGCCGATTTGGGCGGACTTCATGAAGTCCACCACACGCACCGGCGAGTGATCGGACAGGCAATCCATGATCTCGCGCAGGATGGGGTTGCGCGCGGTGCGCCAGGGGCCGGGCTCTGCACCCGCGCCCTTGGCGATGATCCGGTAGGTGTCGGCCCACTGGCTGACGGTCATGCGCGGGGGAAGCTGCCAGCCCCGCTCCCACGCGCTGGCGACCACTTCGCGTGCCTCGGCCAGATCGACGTCGTAGATGACCGTGTCCAGGCTCATGCGGCATCCACCTCCGCGTCAGCGGCAGCTTCGCGCCGGTCTTCCAGCAGCGTGCGGGCGCCGCGGCGCATGTCGTCGGCGATGCGCCTCACCTCGGCCTCCATCAGCGCCTCGCAGGCGCGCGGATCGCTCTCGGCCGCGACGGTAGCGCGCAAGCGGCTGGGCATGCCCATCATCGCGTTGAGCGCCTGGCGCACCAGGGTGAAAACGGCGCGCTCGGCCTCCTTGGCCCGGATCAGCTCCTTGGACAACTCGCCCAGCTCCAGCTCGGCCGTCCGCGCCCGCGCCAGCCGTTCGCGGCGCACAGCCTCTTGGGTGCTGATGGCATCCAGCGGTATCGCATAGGTGGGCAGCGGCTGGCGTGGCACCTCCGCGCCAGCGGAACGGTCGCCGCCGCGCACCGGGTCGGTCACGTCATCCAGCAGCGCATCGCTGGCCGCCACGCGGATCAGCTTACCGTCGGCCGACATCACCAGCTTGCCCTGGCGGCGCATCCGCCGGATGTAGCTGTCGCTGCAACCGCGGTGGACGGCGAATTCGGCAACGGTCATGGTCGCTTCGGAACTCACAGCGCCCCCAATGTTCCACGCGGAACCAAACGGCAGAACCGAAGATGCACGAAAAATGGGGTCCGAATTACCCGCAGCCGGGCACCCCGCTGGGAGGACCCGAAAGTTCCACGATTCCCGTGAAACATGAGGTGAGATCGGGTCGTCCACACCGTCCGGACCCCAGGGGCGAGGTGTGGACAGCTGGAACGCGCGCCGCTACTTGGCTGTCCACTCTGTCCACTCTGTCCACACCTTTTTGAGGAATTCTTTAAATGTGTTGAGTTGCAGATTCCCATGTGCGCGCGCGAAAGGTCTGGACGGTGTGGACAGGCCCGCCATGCTTGGCTGAAGGTCTGGACAGCAGGTTTGGACGGTCTGGACGGTCTGGACAGCACCGGAGGCCAGCGGTCAGAAGGGCACGTCATCGACCGCCTCCAACTGCTTGCGCTTGGACTCACTCATCCACCCATCCACGTCGAAGCCCACGCGAAACCACCTGGGCTCGCGCCCGCCGTCCGGCCACCTACGTCGCACGGTCTCCCATCCCAAGGTCTTGAGAATGTTGGCCACCCGCATCTGTTCGGGCTTGCCGTGCTTACCGGGGTCAAGCCCGATGGCATGCACCAACACCTCGTCGGTGGTGCACCAGGTCAGCACCTCGTCCCCGGCTGCGCCAGGCCTCATGGTGGTCACCGGCACCCTGTCTGGATACTTGCCCGGGTCGCTGCGTACGTCGACCCATCGCTCTACCCTGCCCTCCCAGCTGTCGCCCACGTACCGCGCGGCCTGTTGCTCGGCTGCGTCCTCTGGCAGCAGCCACCACTCGAAGCCAGCGAGGAACATCTGCACCGCCTCGGCCCACAGCTGATCCCGCGCCGCTTTGATCGCCTCGATGCGCGCCTCGCCATCAGTGCGCACCGGCAGGAAGCGCCGGCCGCCAGTCGGGTCGCGCAGGTACTGATGCTCGTTCGTGGTGCCCGCGAAAACGCACTCGCGCCGGTAGCTTCGCGGAACGCGCTCATAGGGCGCACGAAACTTGTCGACACGTCGGGTGATAGCTGTCTTGACGCTGGTCACATCACCTTTGCTGAAGCTGTCCATCTCGCCGATCTCGACGCCCCAAGCGCCTTGGATCACCTGATAGAAGTCTTTGCCGCTGGGTGATTCGCTGGTTTCGACAAACCACTCACTGCCGAAGATCGCGCGCAGGCTGCTGGACTTGCGCTTTCCCTGCTCGCCTTCCAGTACCAGCATGAAATCCACCTGCGCGCCGACGTGAGGCTGCTTGGGGTCCTCCCACAGGATGCGGGCCACCGCGCTGACCGCGAAGCATTGCGCTGCGCGCCTGCTGTAGGTCGTGTCTGCGGCGCCGAACATCTCCACAAGCATCGCCTCGACGCGTGGCTGTCCATCCCAAACCAGTGAATGGAGGTAATCGCGAATTGGGTGCCTCCGATAGCGGCGCGCCACCGCGATGACGCTTTTTAGAACAGCCTCGTCGCTGCATTTGGCGTTGTAGTTCTTCGGGTGCTGCAGCCACGCTGCCAGTTCGTAGGCGTCCGAGTCGATGAACTCGGTCCGCTTGCCACCGCTCCACGGTGGGTCTCGCGTCAGCTCGATCTGGTTGCTGCTGTCGTTGAGCCACCAAAGCTTCGCCAGGCGCTTGTCGTTGTCGAAGATCAGGATCAGGTTGTGCAGCGTGCCCTCGACGTTGCCGTCACGGTTGAACGTCAACTGCTCCTTCCAGCTCTCGCTGTCAGGCGGAGGCGAAGCGCCACCGTCGACCACGCGCAACTTCCCCTGCTTGCTCATGCTCCAACCTCGATCTGCTGGACGCGCGTCGCCGCCCAGCTGGCCAACTGCTTGGGCGTCCACCCTTCATCGATCGCGTCCGCGATATCCCAGCCTTTCGGCTGGCCCTCGGTGTCGATGGCCCGCATCGACTTGACGCCGATGCGGTGCAGGTACTGCGCAACGCCCATGTGGAAATGCCCGGGCACGTCCCGCCAGCCGAACATCGCCTGCTGCCCGGGCTCATCGGCGTCGGGCCACAGCACGACATCGCGCCCAGCCAGTGGACTCCAGTCCACGTAGGACACCCCCTTGCCACCGCCCGGCCAGGTCACGCTGACGTACATCGGCAGCGCGCCAGCGCAGGCCGCGCGACATTTCTCGCCCTCGCTTAGCAGTACCGGCGCGTCAGGCCGCGTTGCCAGCTCATCAAGGCCGCACAGCGGCCGTGGCTTGGGGAAGTGGTTGATGCACCAAGTCTGCGCGCCATCGGGCCCCACGCACCACGTCACCGTAGGCGTGATCTTGCCGTCGTCGAACTCGCAGCGCAGCACGTAGCCCAGCAACCGGCCGTCGTGATGCCGATAGGCATCGGCGCGCGTGGGCTTGAAGCGCGACCACTTGTCCCGTTTCGGGTTCCACAGCGGCACTGTCCAGCCGCTGTCATCGCGGAACAGATCCGGGATGCCGGCCGGCACCGGCAGCACCGGCCGCCACATTCCCGCCGCTGGCTTTGCGGCCGTCGACTCGGGGGGCGCGATGCCCCGCGCTGGCGCGAACTCGCGGTTGCCCAATCGCCCGCACGCCTGGGGGAAGGACAGGCTTTCGTACGCCATCAGGAAGCCGATGGCATCGTGGTGCGCACCGCATCCAAAGCAGTGCGCAAAGCCCTTGGCTGGGCTGACGTAGAAGCTTGGCGTGCGCTCTTCATGGAAGGGGCAGCGGCCCCTGTACTCCTTGCCGTCCTTCTTCAGCTGCACGTATGCGCCCACGACCTGGACGATATCCACGCCCGCCAAGACTGCGGCGGTATCGATGCGACCAATACTCACGCTGCCACGCCTCGCGCTGTCCTGCTAGGCTCGGTGGACACACACAGGGAGGTATCGGGAATGGCAAACCCAGCACCGGTTTCGCTTGGCGATATTGCCAAGCGCGTTGAGGCGCTCGAGGCGGAGCGCGAAGTGCTTGTAGCTCTTGTCGGAGCACTAGTGCACGGATTGGCGCCGAACAATTCGGCGTTGAGAGACGCGCTCACGGATGCTCTCCAGAGCGTTCAGGTGAAACACCCTCTTGGCAGCGCGAAGAAGGAGGCGGTGATGGCGGCTGTAGCGCGGACCGGTCTCGTCCAGAAACTGGGTAATCTTTAGCCGAACTGCGGGCGGCAGCTGCACGCCACTGCACTCGCATCTCCTCGCGCAGTGCATTGGCAGCCTCGGACCCTCGCTTGGCGCTGATGCGCGCCATCAGCTGATCTATCTTTCCAGGAACGCCGTAGCCATGGGCGAGCCAATGGCGCGCCTCACATTGCCGTCGAAAGTCTTCGATAGCGGCATTTTCGCTGCTTGCGCTCATGGCCGTGAGACCAAGCGGAGGCAGCCCTGCCCCGCATCCGCCGCAATCGCCTCGCGGTGGCGCTGGTCGCGTTCGGCAATGCCTGCCTCGCCCAGCTCGCATGTGGTGTCGCCATAGAGCGCCTGCAGTGCGGCCTGAAGGCCGCGCGAGGCACTCGCGGTCGCCACGGCCTTGGGCCAGTCGCGGCTCACCTTGCTTTGCGAGGGCGGGCGCGAGCGATACACGGCAGTCAGACACCACGGCCCCGGTTTTGCTGGACGCGATGTTCGTCCGCGAGGGCGCAGTCGATGCAGAGCCGCGCGCCCATGGCCGTACGCGCCGGCGCGATCGGCTCCCGGCAGTCCGCGTCCTCGCAGTGCGTCAAGCCTGGCCGGGTTACGCGCCGGGCGAGGTGCTCCAGCGCATTGGCCAGCTGTGCCTCGGTCTGAGCCTGCACGCGGTCCATCAAGTCACCCATGGCGCACCGCCTGTTGCCTGGCCACCGCTCGCAACTTGCGCAACAGGATGAGGATGGCACTGATGCTGCCGTGGCAGTCCTTGGCAACCTCGTTGAGCTCGTTTAGGGTCAACACCTCATCGGCGAGCGCATCGTGCAGCTCGCGCGCCAACTCGCCCTGGGCGGCGTTGAGATCCAGGACCAGCTCCATCACCGTCTCGTCGCCGCGCACGTCGTCCGACACCGGTGTGAGGACGTAACCCAGGGCGTGCGCCAGGTCATGCAGGATCCGGTGGTCGCCGGTGAGGTCCATGATGCACTGGGCCTCCACCAGTGACAGGTGGTGCGTGGCGGTCTTTGGATTGACTTTGCTGTTGAGCACAGCTGCCGACATCCCCAGCCGCGGCGCGAGGCTCTCGCTTCCGCCTGGGTACTGATGCACGGTGGCATGCGCCGAATCGACAACGTTCATGGACGCCCCCTGGAAACGTATTCCTGATTCTTGCCGCGCAGCACCATGTGGGCATGCCGTCGAATGCGCCACTCCGCTTCACCGCCCTGCGCCACTTCCACACCTTGAGAGGCGCAGGCGAGGTGGCTGCAGTTTTTTTTCAAATGGAGCCCATTGCTGATGGACGCTGCGGATGTGACCCCGACAACGACACCGGCAAGCGGCATGAACGCGCATCCGGCGCTGGTTGCAGCGCCGCACGTGCAATCAATGAACTCAGCCGTGTACGGGACACGCACGCGGCGAGGAGGGATGGATTCCGACATATCAGGCGGCCTCAGCCGTGGTGGGTTCGCTGGTGTCGCGCGGCGGACCTTCGCCGCGCTCGTGCAGGTCGTGCAGGCGGACGGCGGCCATGCCGCTGGGTGCCTTGGTCCGGCCCTGCTTGATGTCGCTGACGGCCTGGGGCGATAGGCCGATGGCCTTGCCGATGCCGGTCAGAGACCAGCCCAGGGTTTCGAGGGAGGAAATGCAGGCGGACCAGTTCATGGAACGCAATCTATGGCATCCCATAGCTCGATGTCAACGGGATGCCATAACGGTTTCCCATAAGAATTTGCGGATGACCGTAGGTGAACGAATCAGGCAGGCCCGAGACAAGATGGGCCTCAAGCGACCAGCGTTGGCCGAGAAGGCCAAGATCCCCTATTCGACCCTCGCCGGAATAGAAAACAACGACCAGAGCGGCACTACCCAACTTCCACAGATTGCATCGGCGCTCGGAGTGTCCGTGCACTGGCTGCAGACTGGGAAGGGGTCGATGGTCGCAGATGAGTCCGGAGATCCCGACTGGAAGGACGTGCTTGGCTACGCCCAGGCGGTAGGCGCCGGTGCCGGCACCGAAGTACAGGAATACGCAGAGACGCACGCGCTCAAGTTCCGAGCGAACAGCCTGCGGCGCAAAGGACTTCTTAATCGCCGACTGGCCGTCTACTACGCCAGCGGCGACAGCATGGAACCGCGCATCCACTCCGGGGATGCGCTGCTATTCGATCAGGACGACGTCCAGCCTGTGCACAACGGGCTCTACATCGTCACCTGGCGAGGCGAGCAGTACGTAAAGCGCATCAAGATGGCCGACGACATCGTGCTGGTCGAAAGCGACAACCCCAGGGGGGACCACAACTGGGGACGCCCCAAGCGCCTGGACAACAAGCGCGAACCGGTCAGCATCGTGGGGCGAGTGCGCTGGATTGGGAGCTGGGAAGATTGAACTCGCCGCCTTCCAGCCTCATCCCAGATGAGATTGAGATAGTTGAGGTGCTTGGACGCAGCAGCCAAGGCATCACCAAGCCATTCCGCTGCGTCGGCGCAGACGAGCACACCTATTTCGTGAAAGGCCGCTCAGCAGGCACACGCAGCCACCTTTGTGAATGGATCGCCGGCCAGCTGGCCGCCGCATTCGGACTTGAGTTGCCACCTTTTGGACGCGCGCGTGCGAGCGTGCTGCTTCTGCCCGCCATCCCGGATGGATCGGATCTGGGGCACGCTGCCGGTTTTGCCTCACGCGAGGTCCCCAACCTGGCGGAACTTACCTGGTCCAGCGTCCAAGATGTCCCCCAGAACGTGCGCAGGGATGTCCTATTGCTCGATTGGTGGCTGCACAATAACGACAGGACCTTGACCAGCCATGGGGGCAACCCCAATCTCCTATGGTCGCCCAGTGAAAGCCGTCTGGTCACCATCGACTACAACCAGGCATTTGACCGCGATTTCAACGTCTCCGCGTTCACGAAGCTGCACGTCTTTCGTCACGATATCCCTGGGCTTCAACAGGATTTGTATGCACGGGCAGACTATAGTGAGCGACTGGCGAGCGCCCTAGCGCATTGGGATCGGATCCAAGCTTCGATCCCCCTGGATTGGCTACATCACGACGAAGAAGCGAGCATCGCCACGGACTTTGACCTTTCGGCCAGCCGTCGGCTTCTCGAGCGCTACACCCAAGACGATTTCTGGAATTTTTCCTCATGACTATGCGCGTCCCCTGCCAATACGCCATCGTAGAGTTCATGCCCTACCCCGAGACGAACGAGTTCGCCAACGTCGGGGTGGTACTGGCGTGCGCGCCTTTTCGATACCTGGGCGTCAAGCTGGCCGCGCCCCGCCGCAGCAAGCGCATCACGGATTTTTGGGAGGGCCTGGATGCACGCATTTATCGCGAGGCGATCAAGTACGTCGAGCGCGACCTCCAGCGCATCAGTGTCGAGGTCCAGGAAGGATGGATCTCAGCCGGGCCAGCTTTTGCCGAGATCACGCGCCCGCGCGAGACTCTGATCCGCTACAGCGCACCCCGCGCCCTGATGGTTACGGGCCATCCAGATGAGGCGCTGCTGCGGTTGTTCAATCGCCTGGTGGAGCGCGACTTCGCCACGCGCGAGTATCACGAGCAACGCCTGACGGCATTGATTGGCAAAACATTGTCAGCTGCGAACCTGCGCGCACGCTTCAAAGCGGCACAGGTGGGCAATGCCGACTACGAGGTCAAGTTCCCTTACGTCCATGAGGATCACCACGGGAAGCCGCAACTGGTGATCAAGCCGCTGCATCTCGCTCAGGAAGAGGCCAGCAAGGTCCTGGACCATGGCACTCAGTGGGTTGGCCGCATCGCACGCCTCAAGCGGCACGGCGCACTGCCCGGAAAGCTGCTGTTCGCAGTCGACGCAGCTCAAGACGGCCGTCCAGGCCGTGCCGCCAAAGAGATCATGGACGACCTTGGCCAGCTTGGCGCCGACATCTTGCCCGCTAGCGATCGGATGCGCATCGTGGAGTTTGCGCGCGAGGCGCAACCCCTGCTGTAGGCGTGCCCGCGCTAGCTCAATGATCTGCAGACCCCGCTCCGGCGGGGTTTTTTTGTGAGACTCGAGAAAGTTATGGGATACCGTTGACAACGTTCTATGGCATCCCGTAGATTTCTCTCTGCCGGCGACCCGTCGGCAGGGCAACCGCCCGCCGCCCATCTCTAGCGGCAACGCGGCGCCGAGCAGCAGCCTTCCCTCAGCTGTTGCTCGGCAGCCCTCCCTTCAACCGGAGGCGCTCATGTTGGACTTCGACGCTTTTCCCGCAGCCAGGCGCGCCCTTTGCGCGCTGGCGGCCAGGGACCATGCTCAAGCACGTCAGCAACGCAATGCACGCGGCAGCAAGCGCATGAGGCGCCACGCGCGCGCCTCGCATCTTTCCAAGCTTGCCGCCAGCACCGAATCCCGCTCGCGCGATCTGCGCTCACAGGTCCGCTGACATGGCCGCGGTGATTCTTCACTTCCCCCGAGAGGCGTCGGTTCGCTACGACGTGAACACCGTCCGCCGGATCGCTGAGCGCGCCGGCATGGACCCGCGCCTGGCAGTCAACGAGTTTGTGCGTTGTGGCTATAGCCGGGCCTATCTCACCGAACTCTCCGAGCGCGTGCGCCAAGTGCGGATGGCTGCGCCGCAGCTCCCGGGCGGTGCCGCGTGAGCGCGCTTGTCGACCTGCTGTGCGCGCTCCAGGGCGCCCCCCGGCAGGAAACGAAAGCTGGTCTAGTCCTCATCTTCGACGCCGAACGAACGCGTGAGGTTGCGGACGCGATCGAACGCCTCGACGCCCAGGTGTCCGCCGACCTATGCAATCTCGATGGCTTCGCACAACGGCGCCAGCACCGTGTCGACTGGTCGCCCGCCGAATCTCATAACTTTGATGGCATTCAGCGCGGCAATAGCGACCTCACAGACCTGACGCCAGAGCAACTGGTCCAGGGCCACGAAGCCCAGGACCGCGGCTGATGCGCCAGGAAGCCACACGCCTGCCGCCTGGTGTCCCAATGGGCACAGGTTGCCAGCCCGGTCACACGCCACAGCTTGTACGCACTGCTGGCGCGCCGCAGGGCCATCGCATCGGCACGCCATGCCCTGAGACCTGGCATATCGAATGCGCGCGGCGCCAGCGTGCCACTCAGCCTCATCCAAGCCGCGCGATCGCAGAGCTTCGCTGGACCGACCCGACCCTCTCAGCGCAGCTGATTCCGATCTCTCAACTCGGGCAGGCCCGCAATCGCGTGCTGGCCGATCTACGCCACGCGGCCTAAGGCCGGAGACGACATGAACCTCGATCCTAACAACGCCATCGCCCGCGTCGATACCTCGCGCATCCTGATGGCCCTGCCCTTTCGGCCTTACGGCGACATCCGCTACTACATCAACGCCATCGCATTGCAGCCCGCGGGCGACGATGGGGTGCTGGTCATGGCCACCGACGGCTACGCAGCCATTTGCCTGAGCGACATCGGTGGGCGCGCGGACCGGCCGATGCTGATTCCGGTAGGCAAGGAGCAGAAGGCCGCACTCAAGCGCGGCACCCATTTGCTGGTGAGCCCCGAAGGCACCACCTGGATCAGCGACAGCTCTGGATTCCCGTTGTGGGTGTCCACGGTGCCACTGATCGAGGGAAAGTTTCCCGACCTGCGCTCGGTCGCTGGTGATGTCGAGAGCTATCAGCCGGGACTCGTGGGCGGGTTCAACCCGAAGCTGCTTGACCAGGTGCGACAGGCGCACGCGTACGGGCCCAAGCCATCCGCTGCGCGCTTCTACCACCGTCCGGAGAACGCGGCACTGACCCTTTTCACGCTCGATGGCAGTGGCTTCGGGCTGGTCATGGGTATGACGGACGATGTGGTCTCGAGTTCTCCCAGCGGCATTCCCTCCTACTTCCGCTCGCAAGCGACGGAGGCTGCCACATGATCCAACTGGCGGACCTCTCCCCGTTGCAGCGCGAAGCGCTGCTCGCAGCGAAGACATCCGGCAGTGGCTCTCTGAAGCGCACGTGCGGCGGCTTCCAGGCCGAGGCAAGCGGGAATCCTTCGTCGACCGTTTTCACCTCTCGCCTGGTTCGCGCCATGTATCGCAGCTTCCTGCTCGTGCTGGATGACGAGTCGTTCCCGCGAGAGGCGAAGCTGACCACGCGCGGTAGTGCACTTGCTGATCTTCTGCAGGCCCAACTGTCACAGCAGCCGAAGGCGGGGGCAGCGTGACGGGCTACCAACGCAACAGCCGCGCGGCACGCATCCGTGCGCTATTGGCGGTCGCGCCATCGGGCGTAACCGCACTTGAACTCAGTGCGCTACTTTCCAAGGAAGGCATCAAGGTCAGTCGGGAACAAGCGACGAGCACGTTGCGGCAGCTGCACGATGCCGGCCTGGTACGCCAAGTCAGGGTTGGGCGCGGCGTTACCTGGTTCGCCGGGGATCGCATCCTCGCCACGATTGCGCCGCCCACGCCATTCAGCCTTCCACCCAAGCAGATCACGCCGAACGGCAGCAAGCCGGTGACCGGGCACCAGCGGCAGTCTCAGGCACTGCACGATGCAACCGTTGCGGCGCGGCAACCGCTGCGCGAGCAGTTGCAGGCCGATCTAGCCAAGTTTCTCTCCCAGCCCGGCAACCGTATCGAGATCGTGCCGCGCGGCGCGACAGGGGAATCCCTGCGCCTCGAGGCCAAACAGGCGGCCAAGGGCCCCAAGCCGTTCGTCATCAACCCAGCCAAGCGCGGCAGCTTCGTGCCCGCCTAAAGGAGCAACTATGTTCGATACCGACCCTAGCCGCCTTAGCGGCCCAGACTTCCTGCTAGCAGTCGCCGACGCCGAGTTGGCGAACGGCAACGAGATCAACGCAGCCGTCTTCCGCCAGCGCGCCAGTGAGTGGAAGCACGACCAGGCACTGGCCTCGACCGTTAAGCCGCGCGTGCGCGTGCCCGCCGAGAAGGTGGCCGCATGAGCACCACGGTCAACATCCGCCGCCTGGAGATGCATCTCCATCTTCCGGCCAATCTCACCAACGACATCACGCTGCCCGCACACCTAGAGACCTTCAGCCACGTCGCGCCCCGGTACACGAAAGTTCTCGCCGACGGCACCCACCTACCCGGCGCCGATTCGCGCACCGACCACGTCGCGGTGATCGACAACGCCACCAGCCTCATGTGGTCTGTGGAATCGCTCGGGGATCCGAAGGACCCCGACAGCGGCATCAGCCAGGACGCCTGCGAAAGGCGCTGCGCGGAGCTGCGTCTTCTGGGGTACGACGATTGGCGGCTGCCCACGCGCAAGGAGCTGGAAGGCCTGGTCGATGACACCCGCCACGAGCCCGCGATCGACACCGCCCTGTTCCCGCGCGTGAAACCGCGCTGGCACTGGACCAGCACAGCGGCGGCGTGGTCCGCGTCGTCCGCGTGGTACGTCGATTTCAGCTACGGCTACGTCTACAGCTTCCGCCGCAGCTACAGCGGGTTCGCGTTGGCCGTGCGTCGTGCCGGTCAGTAATTGGCCTCTCTGATCACCAACAGGAGCAACACCATGGAACAGCCGAAGTACATCAAGATCGGGGCGGACGGCCAGCAGCTTCCCGCCGACGCGAAGGATTGGGTCGCCGTGCATCTGCCGGTGCATGGCCTGACCTTCAGCGCCACCAGCGTCGTGAACACCGACGTGCCGCAGGAGAAGTGCCTGGAAGCGTGCAAGTCGCTGACGCTGGCAGGTCACAGTGACTGGGACCTGCCGACCATCGACGAGTTGCAGCTGCTGATCGACCGCAGTCGCTACGAGCCGGCGATCGACACCGAATTCTTCCAGGACATCCGGAACGACTGGTACTGGAGCATCACGCCGGCGGCGTGGTCTGCGTCGTCCGCGTGGTTCGTCGATTTCGACCTCGGCGTCGTCAGCTACGGCCACCGCGGCTACGTCGGGTTCGCGTTGGCCGTGCGTCGTGCCGGTCAGTAATTTGACTCTCTGTTGATCCGTCCATGCCCTCACGCTTCCAGCTCCCACCCATCGTGAAGACCGCCGAACGGCTGCTCGTCGACATCGAGCAGGCCGTGCGACGCTTCCCGCGCTACCACCGCTACCAGATCGGTGCTGACCTTCGGCGCCAGGCCATGGCTGTCTATCGCAACGCCGACCGGGCGTGGCGGGACCGCCAGCACCAAGCCGAGCGCGTGGCGCAGCTGGTGTGGGACATCGACGAGCTCAAGCAGCACCTGCAGGTCGCCAAGCTGTTGCACGCCTTCGCCAGCTTCAGGCAGTTCGAAGCCCTAGCACGGGCGGCGCACCAGCTTGGCGCCCAGGCCGGCGGATGGCGCCGGCACCAGGCAACCCCTCAAGCCCAGAATGCGGCCGGCGTCGGAGCCGTGCCGCAGCGTGGCCAGAAACTGAGTACCTGTGCCGCCTCCGCGGGGGCTACACGATGACGAACCTGTCCTACCCAGCCGGATGGTCAGCGATGTCCCAAGTGCGCAGGGATGCGGCGGCGTGGTCCGCGTCGTCCGCGTGGAACGTCAATTTCAACAACGGCAACGTCAACAACAACCACCGCAACAACAACGGGTTCGCGTTGGCCGTGCGTCGTGCCGGTGAGTTTCAAGGGGGAGTGACACTGCAGGGATTGCACCGGGCGTGGAAGCGCGCCCGCCGGCAAAAAGTGCCCAGCCACAACCAGCGGCGCTTCGACACGCGCTGGATGGACAACCTGATCCAGTTGCAAGAAGAGATCGCCAGCGGCACCTGGTCGCCGCGGCCTTCCACCTGCTTCATCGCAACCCGGCCCAAGGCGCGTGAGATCCACGCGCCGGACTTCGCTGACCGCGTTGTGCACCACTGGCTAGTGCCTCAGCTGGAGGCGATCTACGAACCGGGCTTCATCCACGACAGCTATGCCAACCGCGCCGGCAAGGGCAGCCACGCCGCGGTCCGCCGCGCGCAGGCGTTCTGCCGACAGCTGGCCAGCGGCCAGGGCGGCGGCTGGTATCTGCAGCTGGACATCGCCAACTACTTCAACAGCATCCACCGACCCACTCTGTGGGCGATGCTAAAGCCACGGCTGCTGCGTGCCGGCCTGCATCCGCATGCCCTGCAGACGACCCACGCGCTCCTGCGTCGCGATCCGCTGCACCCTGGCGCGCAGACGCGCGCCACGGCTGCCGAGTTGGCCCAGGTCCCCGCGCACAAGCGCTTGTGCAACGCCGGGCCGGGCTGCGGCCTGCCGATCGGCAACCTGTCGTCGCAGTTCTTCGCCAACGTCTACCTGGACGCCTTGGACCAGCTCGCCAAGCACCAGCTCAAGGCCAAGCGCTACCTGCGCTACGTGGACGACTTCGTGCTGTTCCACCGGGACCGCGCGCAGCTGGAAGCATGGCAGGCGCAGATCACCGACTTCCTCGGCCGTCAGCTGCACCTCGGCCTGAAGGCCGAGATCCGCCTGCGTCGCCTCGACGATGGCCTGGACTTCCTCGGCTATGTCATCCGGCCGACGCATACGCTGGTGCGCCCGCGCGTCGTGGCACACGCCAAGGCGGCCCTGCAAAAGATCGAGGCAGCTCTCCCGCGAGACGGGCAGCCGCACTTCGCCCCCGAAGCGCTCCAGCGCGTGCAAGCGGTCCTTGCCAGCTACGGCGGCCACTTCCGTCACGCCAATGCGCGCCGACTCACCCAGCACCTCACACGCCGCTTCCCGTGGGCGGCGATGTCATCCGTGCACGCATCGCCTCCGGCTGGAGGGGTGACCAGCTGTGCCAGCGAGTCGGTGAGCGCCCCTTCGCCAAGCGCGGCGAGATCCGCGAGCCGACGATGCTGGTGGCCTACAAGCTGGCGCGGATGTACCGCGATCGCGTGCCGACCATCGACGAACTGCAAAGGGCTCACCCGATGAGTCTGACGGCAGCGATCAAGTGGCGCCGGGTCATCCGTGCAGCCCTCAAGGGAGAGTGACATGAGCAACTGGTTGCCGATCGACACAGCCCCCGAAGGCGTGATCGTCGATACCAAGATCGACGACGCCGACGGCGTGCGCAATGAAGGCCCGCTGCGCCGGCGGCGCTCGCTCTGGTACATCACCGACGAACGAGGCGAGGACGTGATGTACGTCTACTACCGCCCCACGCACTGGAGGCACAGGACATGAGCAACGAACGAGAGAAGCTGGTGGAGCGTGCGCAGGAGATTCTGGCCACCTGCCTCAGCGAATGGGGGCATCCACAGGAATCCGAGAATGTCCTCGCATCTGTCGACCTGGAGAGCTATGACACCGAGCTTCGGCTGATCAATCAGCTGCTGAACTTCGGTTTCGAGGACCATGCCCATAGGGCCGCCCCCGCGCCGCCCGCCGACGCTGGCCGGGGTGGGCTGGTGGAGCGGCTGCGAGCAATCGTCCTCGATGCGCAGAGCATTGCGTCCACGTCAGTCACTGTGCCCGTGTCGCTCATCCGCGAAGCCGCCAACGCCCTGACCGCCAAGGCCGCCGCCCCTGCGCCTGTCGAACTGACCGGCGTTGCCGCTGCAATTGCTGGAGGCGGCGGGATATGGCGGACCTGCACAGGCTGCCATGAACATAACGAGGGAAATCCGACCGGACCGGTGAGCCAGACCCTGCAGTGCCACCTTGGCGGCGGCTGTGATGAATGCGGCGGGATCGGAGCAATCTGGGACACGACCGACTATCAAGCGATGGCCGACGATATGGCTGCGGGTCTGCTCGCACCTGCGGTGGGTGTGGGCGAGGCTGTGGCGAAGGTCGAGGGCGTCAACGAATACGGGCAGTGGATTTGCAATCCGATCAATCCTGAAGCCGCGTCACTCGTTGCCGATGGGCTGTTGTATCCGCAGGGAGGGGCGCGCAGTGCGTGGATTACCGCATGCATGCCGCCGACTTGGCCCTTGGAATACGGCGCGGTGGTTGGCTTGGCGCTGTACCTGGGCGAGCAGCCAGCCGACGGCGGCCCGAGCATCCGGCAAGGTCGCTACGAGCCCGGCATCGGCTTCATCGACTCGACCACCGCGACGCGAATAGACCCAGTGTCGTGGTCCAGTCCGATCCACCCCGAGCCCGCCGCTGCCCCGCCCGCGCCCCAAGGGGGCTCTCGCTATCGCCATCGCCGCCCAGGCCGAGGAGAAGTCCGATGGCTAATGGCGTGATCGGGAATCCTATGGCGGAAGACCTACGCCGATGCTGCGATGCGCTGTACGCACGCATCGGCGAGTTGGAGTCTTCTCTGCGATGGACCGCAGCCGGACTACAGGCTGCGGCTAAGCACCGCGTGCAGATTCGGGAGAGCGACCTTCTGGTGCGGGACGAGGTCAGGAGGACCGTCAGCGAGGTTCTTGACGAGGCGGATCGGCTGTTGGCATCCAAGGCCGGGGAGAAGGCGCCATGATCGAGCTTCGACCGATCACCCGCGAGGAAGGCGACGGATTCATCCGTCAGCATCACCGCCACCACGGCGTCCCGGTCGGAGCCCTATGGAGGCAGGCAGTGCACGACGACAGCGGCAAGCTGATCGGGGTCGCAGTGTCCGGCCGACCGGTCGCGCGCGCCCTGGATGACGGCATGACGGTTGAAGTCACGCGCCTATGCACAGACGGCACCCCGAACGCCTGCAGCATGCTGTACGCCGCCGCGCGGCGAGTGGCCCAAGACAAGGGCTATCGACGCGGCCTGACGTACATCCTCGCGTCCGAGTCAGGCGCGTCGCTGCGCGCAGCCGGATGGGCCCACCTCTGGGACGTTCGCGGGCGCAGCTGGGACACGCCATCGCGGCCAAGGACCGACAAGCACCCCACAGAGGACAAGCAGGCCTGGGGCTGGGGCGCATGGGAAAGCCTCGCGCCGGCTGGTCGATGGGCCAGTGATGACGCCCAGGCCGGGGAGAAGCGCTGATGGGCCGCGAAGCTTCTAAGTCCGTGCCGCCAAACGCCGCAATCCTGCGCCCCTGGCGTATCAAGGACGGCTGCGCAGTGCATTTCATCCGCCATCGCGCGCGGATCGCATTTGGTGACAGCGATGATCCACGTGCAGTGATCGACGCGGCGAGGGCCGCGCGGGAGGGTGGTGATGGCTGAGTCCTGCAAGCGTTGCCCTCATCTTGCGATCTTCGACTGGCATTACTACTACTGCACGGCAATGCCAGACGAAAAGCCATCGCTCAGGCCTGGCGGAGGTAAACAATTGAGGACGCCATTTACCCCGCCCTCTTGGTGCCCGCTCGGTGTGGGGGTAGAGGGTCGCGCCAAAGATGCAACCGAGGAACAGGCGGCGCAGGAGGGGCGAGGGTGATGGACAAGACAGAGGTCATAGACCTGATCGCCGCGCTGGCTACCGGCGATTGCTATCTCTCGGCGGACGCTTGCGCGGTGCTGCTGGGGCTGACCACGAAGGAGGGATCGCCGAACCGCCGCGGCTTCCTGGAGCGCGTCGCCGTGCGTGGCAGCTTCCCTGCCCCGCTGGTCATCGGCAACGAGAAGAAGTGGAAGAAGTCGAAGGTTCTGAAGTGGGCCGACGACGAGGCGCGGATCAACCGAGCTGCCTAG